ACCGCCGTTAGAGCAGAAACCACAGCGTCCGCAGAAGAGGCGGCGCTATTCTGAATATATAAAGAATCACTAGCAATCATCACTACACGGTTTCCTTGGATAACCTCAAGCGATCCACCGACAGGAACAGTAGCCTGATATACGAGATAGTGGTTAACAGAAGAACGAGCCAAATAAACCGAAGTTGTGATTGGTGAAGTGGTTGTATTCGATACGATGCAGCTAGAGATAGCAACAGTCCCAGACGAGATACTAGGAATGATATTGACTGCTGATGTGCCAATGTTCTTGGCTACATACGATGTGTTTGAATAAGTTGCCATATTAGCCCATCATAAATGATAAAAAGTACGCCTGGTCAACCGGGGAAGAACCCCATGAAGGAGGAGTACCAGACCCATTTGAGGTCAATACACCGCCAGCGGAACCATACGAACCATTAAATGCAACAGCACCAACAGCGTTAATAGTCACTGCATCAGTGGCAGAGCTATTGGTTACTAAATGAATACTATTGTTTGATATTGTACCAACAACAATGTCTGTACTGCCAGAAATAAAGTAGGCGTTATTAGGTGCGTTAATAGCGCCTGTGCCTGTATAGCCAGATGAGTTGATACCCATCGTAGCAAAGTTGTCTGTAGATGTGCCTAGGTCGTTGTAAGCGATGTATTCAGCCGTTGCTGAAGTCCCATCGGATAAGTTCTGAATAGCGGCTTGGTAGTAGCTTGGATGTGTTGCCACAAAGTTCGACGCAAGACCTGTATCACTAAAGCTCAGTGGGCCACCAACAACCAAATTACTGGTATTTAAAGACGATGCTAATGTGACATTATTGATTGTTAAGCGGGCTGGTAATGTGCAGTTACCGCTTGCGTCTAGGTTTACCGACTTCTCTGCTGGGTAAGTAATAAAGACGTTTTGCTGACCAGAGCTAAAGTTAACCGCAGATCCAGCATTAGAAGAGGCAAGAACAGTATTGCGAGCTAATTGATCTGGCGAAGTAAATGTACCAATGCCAACTTCCCAGTTAGCACCGCCTAAATCAGCAATCGTGTAGTAAGTCGTGTTTCCGCTAGTTAAAGCGGTATTAAACGACTGGTATCCAAGCGCAGCGCCAAGTAGGGTAACAGTACCCGTACCAGGCGAATTAGCCGTTTCTAATACACGATCTTGTAACTGAAGAGCCATTTAAAGCTCCTTAGCCAGCAGCAGATAATGTGTAGGTAACGTTGATTGTGTCGCCAGAAGTAACCGTTTTAGAACCAGCAGTAAATGCGCCGATGCTGAACAATGTACCAGTAGTATTATCAATCGCTGTAGAACCGCCTACGTTGATAAACGCACCGTAAACAGTACCAGAACCAGTCATTGAGAACACAACCGCAGCAGAAGTAGCTAGAACGGATGGGTTAGCAGATGTAGCTGCTGAGAACGATGGAGTCTTGCGTGTACCAGAATAGGTAGGAGCATTAGCACCGCCTACTTCATACCAACCAGCATGGCTAGATTGAGTATCAGCGTATGCTGGAGTAAAGGTAGAAGAGCCGTTAGCACCGCCAAGACCCATAGTAATGGCGCCACCGCCTGTATTGGCAAAGTAAGAATCCATTAGGTTCTTACGACCTACGTTAGTAGTTAGGTTTTCAAAGGTATCAGACCACTTTTCAACGCCATCAGCGCCGTAGCAAGTAGCAACGTATACACCTTCAAGACCAACAGTCTCAACAGAACCGCCACCGAAGGAGGCAGTTGCTGCAGTGCTATCGCCAAATTTTGTTAATTCTGAACTCATAAATACTCCTAACTAAATCTAATAATGGCGCTTGATGCGTCCGCCGTTGGAAAGGTTACTGTAAATGTATTACTACATGTTTTATCTGCACCAAAATCCAAGACCGCTACTGCTGAACCTGTGGTGCTATTATAGATTAAAGCGCCTCTAGCAGTAAAGGCTGCGGATGTCCAAGTTACATTTGAAAATGAAATATACGCAGTAGTGCCATTAGTTGCTGGTGGTAATATTACCAGTGATTTACCGCCTGCAGTATATCCTGTACCAGTAATTTCATCTGCAGATACAGATGCATATGTCAAAGTATCTGGGCCAAGATCCGCTGTAGCTGGAAATAGGGCAATTTTGTATGTGTAAGTAGTGCCTACTGCAAAGTTCTCTGTACCACTTAAACAGCTCTTCTTAAATACTGTACATTGTCCTTGCTGAATCATGGGTTAACCTTAATCTTAGCTTGACCATCTCTGTATGCATCACCACGCTCCAGACCAGTTCCAAGGCGGTTCAATTGCATTAATGCGTCAGCATACTTGTCTTCATAGTATTTGACCATATCAGCCTCGCCCTTCATAAAGATCATAGCTTCACGCATAGATCCATAGAAAAGGACTGGATCGTAATTATCGCCAAGCCAGCTAGTGCCAGATGGGTTATCTACGCCAATAACTGTATATTGGAAACCGCTACCAGCGCCACCCAAATAGGAGTTGCTAGCCGTCAATACATCTCCAGCAACATAGTAGCTACCGCCATCTACGATATCAACCGCAGTGACTTCACCGCCAGAAACGGTAACGTTTGCATAAGCATTAGCACCAGATCCGCCAGTTAATGGCACGTTATTGTAAAAGCCGTTGTTGTACAGCGATCCACCAGAGATAGATCCTGTGCCAGCCAATACGCCCTGGACAATAGATAATGGGTAATAAAAGTAATGCAATTCAACGTTATAACTAGCGTCTGGCGTTGGGCCTAGGATAAATGACAGCTCATTCGCATTAGAATACTGTGATCCAAATAGGGCGTAATACCGGGGAGTACCAGTATCAGTAGGAGTTGGATACGATTCACGAATGAAGTTGACATCCTTGTTTAACAGGTATTCATATGCCCCGTTTGCCTTGATTACCGCCATAGAAAATGTGGATAAGTAATCGTTAGGAGCAGATAAATACTTGTTAGATGCGCTTAATGTGCCAGTTACATTCTTACGCAATGCGGGAATTTGAACGCTATTGTAGATGCGCTCCTCTGCTTCCTTTACGAAAACAGGGATGTTTGCTACAAATAACGATTCAGTATTCTCTGAATAATCCTGAATTGCTTGATATAACTGCACATAATTCATAGGGTTTACCCTTAATTAAGCCATTGGGCCACGAGTTTTAATGCCTTTAGTAGCCGCACCGTAACCACGCATAGTCTTTTCACCGTGCTTATTATCAGCACCGTAATTGCCTTTGCTAACACCAGCAACAGAAATGTTGTTTTTATCTAAACCATTTCCGCTCTTGGTTACTGAAGACTTCTCAGTTCCGTTAGGGTTAGACATTGGCTGTTTGTATGAGCCGATATCATTGCCACCACCAGATGGATACTTAAAACCTGTATATGCGCTAGCATCTTTGGCTTCTTTAGCGTGACCTAACGGATATGACTCCGCTGGACGCACTTTAACTTTTTTCTCAACAGACATGATTAGCCTTTCTTTTGGTTCATAGCACGAGCCATGTTACGACCTACAGCCTTCATAGCTTTAGATGTAACAGATGATGCTCCTACTGAACCTTTACCTTTTTGACCCATTACTTTTGGGCCTGAATCACCAAGGTTTTTACCCTTAGTTTTACCTTTTTTTTCAATGCCGTTTGCGCCTGATTTAAATCCCATGATTAACTCCTAAGTTACTGTTATTGTTACTTGCCCTACTTGCCCTACTGCGATTAAAGCGTTTGGTGTTAACAGTGTATCAAATGTCCTAGCACCGCCAACTGGATACCAACCCCACTCAAATACCCTGCTACCACCTTCTGGATTACCGTACCCGTCAGGGCCGATACCAGTTAAATTCAATTGCAGACCACTGTTACCAGATACTTGGTAGCTTACATCAGGTCTTGGTTCCCGTACAGCCTGTGGATCATTAACTGGATACATACCCAATTGCAACTGTGGGTGATCTGGATCCCAGCAAGACGGGCAAACCTTAATATTATATATCTTCGTCTTTACTACTTGCTTCCGCAATTCTTTCAGTTTATATCGCTGTCCACACCGATCACATTCTGCAATCGAGTTCTTAGCTGATGCATACTTAGACGGCATCTATAAACTCAATAAAACATTTCACGAGGCACAAACCTAATTGGAGCCTTCTCACGATCTTCGTCTCCAGCTAATTGGTATTGTTGCTCGTAATCCATCTTTAACGCTGCTACACGATTCTGGTCAACCTCTGGCTTCTTCATAGCAATGTAATAGGCTAATCCAGCCACCATAGCGGGCAAGAAACGGAAAGGGATGTCAGGTGTAGTAGAACCATTGCCAGCGTCCTGAATGCGTCTGAGACGCCAGTAAACGAATGTATATTGATCGCCAGGAGCATTAGGTGTTGGCCACACATTAATTGTTGGATAAGCCACGCCTGTTACTGGGTTGACTGCCCCTGATTGGCGGTTAATCCAAACCTGAATTGGACGTCCCAAGGCGTTCTTTGTTGGGATTGTAGAGTAGGTAGATTCAGATATACGACTAATATTAACGTCAACTTGGTTAGTCCCTGTGCCTGTGCGGATTACTTGATCCAATAGATCAATAGTATCTACAGGTAAGTCATAGGAAATCTGACCAGTGACCATAGGGATCTCGCCCTGTTCAATAGTCCATAAATTGATACCACGGTTAGCCCACTCAATGGTCAGCAAGTTCAAGCTACGGCGAGCAGTCTTCAGGTCATAGCCTGAACGCAACTCTAGCCCAGCACGTTCAAATGCTTCTTCAACGAGATCATTTAAATCTAAATTAAATGTTGCGGTGCCGGCTGTTGTCATTATTTCTTCTTAGCTGTTTTAGCTGATTTAATAAAGTCTGCTTTTGTAGGTGCGCCTTTTGATCCAACCTTACGCATCTTCTCGCCAGATCCTTCAGCAATACGCTTCTTCTTAGCTGCAATATTGGCATACAAGCCAACCTTACCGCCGTCAGCGTACTCTGTAAAGTCAGTGCTATCTAGGCGAGCTTTACGCTTTCCATTAGGCATCTTAGATGGGTTAATTGCACCCATTCCACGACTGGCTCTCATGCACGAGTCTTTCCACGAATGGCGATACCATCAGCACGTTTAGAGGCAGAAGATACTTTACCGCCATTCTTCATGCCAACAAAACTTTTAATTTTCTTCATAACGCCTTCATCTTTAGCTTCACGCTCAGACTGTTTTTTAGCATTATCGGCTTCATATTTGTCGTATCCCTTTTGATTCTTTTGGGTTTCTACGTCATTAATGATGTTGCCTTCGCTGTCTTGCTGTAGTGGCTTAGCCATGATTACTTCTTCCCTTTAGCCATACCGCCACCGCACATAGCGATTACAGTACCTTTAGTGTGACCTTTAGTTGCGCAACCATCGCCACGAGTAACTCCACCCTTAGCCATTTTGTGCATCTTTTTCTCATGCTTGTTAACTACTTTAGTAGCTTCAATGCCAGCTACCTTTTTCATCATCGGCATGTCTTTTTTCATGTCATCATGTTTCATAACGCCACCTTCTTTAAATTTGCGACCTTTATCGGCCTTGTTAAACTCTTTGCCAACGCTAACAGGGATTCCTACCTTTTTAGCGAACTCTGGATTATGAGCAACTGCGCCCATTAATCTTGCTTGTGCTTTTGATTTACTTGGCATATTACTTCCAATGACCTACAACAAAGTCAGTCAACCAACCGCCTGCTGCAACAATTGCAATCCAAACTAAACCAGCTAATGACTTGTGAATAATTGCTTTACGCAGTTCAGCACGTTCTGCCTCAGCCTTTATTGCCATTCTAACCCATTGAACTTCATCATTAGATAAAGGATGGGACTCTACTGCCTCTGCTACCGCCATCTTTAAAAGATCTAGTAGCTCTTGTTTAGTTTTATCGTCTAGCATCACGAACATTTCCATCGTTTCAGGCTAGCCGCCTTGCGTGTTGGTTTCCCATTCTCATCCTTCATTGGCCCAGGCATACCAGACATGCGAGCGCAAAATGATTTCTTGCGAGCGCCACCTTCTGGTTGAGGAGCCTTTAGGTTAGACCCAGTAGCCTTGTTATATTTGGCACGTCCTTTGGCAGTTAAACCAGCGCCTTTCGATGCTGGCAACTTTTCGCCACGACCAACTGAGAGAGAAGGTGTTTTTTTAGCCATATGTCACTTGGGTAGAAGTGATGTTGGTAGATAAAGAATAAATACCAGCACGGCACAAAATACCTTCACCTGGGATCAACAACTGAAACGGTTGTACGCCAGTTAAAGTATTTAAACCCATAATCCAGTTACCGTTAGTGTTTGTGTAATGACAAACAGTGCTGGTAGCAATAGTGCCTGAGTTTAAATCAGTGATAGTAAATGTATTTGCGTCTACTTTAGTAATTGTGTAGTTACCAGAAACAGGGGAAACACCAGAAGCAGCTGCATAAGCAATACCAATTCTATCGCCAGTGCTTAGTCCATGTGCTGTAGCGGTTACAGTAACTGTTGTACCAGAACGACCATAAGTGGCGGCTACAGGAGCGGTTACAGAGTCAAAAAAGTCAATAGACCCAGCAGTTCCATTACCAATAATTGTGCCTTGTTTCATACGGCAACGACCAACAACCATTTGGCCTGAGCCTTGGATCTTAGCCGTTTTTACATCATATTGCATTGTCATAATTAATCTCCAAAAAGTTAGGGTTTACCCCTAGATTAATTAAGACGCAGAAATAGCAGCTAATGTATCTACACGCAACCAGTTTGTACCGTTATAGAATGCCAATACTGGGGATCCAGCAGCGCCATTTGAAAAGTATGCTACTGAACCAGTAGATGGTGATGTAGGTTTTGTTGCTACAGTAAACGAGCCAAGGTTAACCGGGCCTGAGAATGAGGTTTGTGCCATAATAAATTGTCCTTCATACAAAGATATAGCCTATTAGTCTTGTATGCGTCTGCCGGGGCAGTCTAGTAGGCCGGTAACACCCGGTTCATCACATGATACTACAACTATAAAAGAATGCAACAAAAAACCCCGCTTTTTTAAGGCGGGGTCTTCTGATACTACTAAGGTGCTATTAAGCGCCTTGTGAACCGTACATTCCGAGTGGATCTGACCAACCGAATGAATAACGCTCACGAGACTTGTAACGAACGTTACCAGTATCGAAGTCGCCGTCCATGCTGTTAGACAATGGAGTACGTACAAAGTGCTTCATGCCGTTAGGTACATCAGTTGTCAAGAACCATGCGTTTGTGTCTGTCAAGAAGTTGTTAACTGTGTAACCTTCTGATACAGAACCGTTGTTCTTAATTGCGTTGATGTCGTTATCAGCAGTGCCAACACGCAATTCAGTTTCGAGCAAGCGAGTTGCAACGAACTGGAGTGCAGGTGGAACAACCAATTTCTTAGGCTTAGCAGCGATCAACAAGCCACGCTCGTCTGTCCAAGCAGCGATCTGAATAACGGCGGCTTCCAAAGAAGTCTCGTTTAAGTCAGCAGCTGTTGCAGGGATGTTGCTGTTAGTGCCACCAGAAACCAATGGGTGAGCAGCGCTGAAAAGAGGAACGTTATCGCCACCGTTGTAACCAGATGTGAAACCGTTATTCAATACAGCAGCAGCTTTAACTTGCTTGGTGTAAGCCATAGCACGAGCCAAAGACTTGGTATAACGAGCTGATAAAGAATCGTAGAGGTTGTCTTCGATTGCTTCTTCAGTCAAGCTAAAGCCCAAGGCAATAGTTTCGTGGTTGTAGCGAGCTGTCCATGCTTCTTGTGCATTGTCATAAGCGATGGCAGAGCCTTCGGATTTAACAGGTGCAGCGCTGAAACCTGACAGTTTTGTTTCTTCTTCGAACGAACGCTCAGAGGTCTCTGTTTCGTAGATCTCTTTGTGTTGCTCACCATAAGTTGCATACTCAAGACCGAACAATGCGTTCAATCCAGGGAGCAACTCTTTCAGTAGTTGTGAACGTGAAATAGCCATTTAATGCTCCTTATACGCCAGTGCGGTTGTTGTACTGATGGTTGTTGATCTTAACGATCAACTCTGGGAATGCGTCAGTGCCTGTAGCTGTTTCAGTTACAACACCAACTACACGAGCCAAGAGGGTATCAGTAGTTTCGGAACCTGCTAATACTGAGAACTTGGAATCACCGTTAGTGGTGGAACCAGCGCCCAATACAACAGACATGTTTGATCCAACAGCAGCAGTAGCAGCAGAAGATACAACGCTATTTGCAAGCGTTACAGCAACTTTGAATACAGCAGCAGGATCGTCAACAACGAAAGCAGTAATATCAGCAGCCGCTGTACTTGCTGGCAAGTATTGGCTGAATAATTTCTGGTTTGTTGCTGGTGAAGTGTAAGTACAACCAGTGAATACACCGATAACATAAGTAGCGTTTGAAGTGCCACCAGATGCCAAAGGAATAATTTGTCCGTTTGTATCAAGCTGAACTAAGTCACCGTTGAAAATAGCAGAGTTGGATGTACCAGCTACGCTAAATGGACGTACTGCGCCTGCATAAGGCAGACCGTCCAAACGATTAACAGGCTTGAAACCATACGGAGCGCTAACGGTAGGATATGCCATTATTGAATCTCCAAAAGTTTAAAGTTAATTGTTGCCTTTGCCAAAGCTACTTGTAGATTTCCGCTCTGAAAAGAGTGGCATCCTTGGGTCGCTTTGACGCATCAAATTGTTGTCTACAGCCTCAGTCTGAGCTTGGGTTTGACGTGCAAAATGCGCATTTCGCTGGTCAACAAACTCTTCAGGAGTCTTGCAAAGTAACAATCCACCGATCTCAATGTTGTCTTTAAAACGACTTTGAGGATCGACTAACAGTTGGAATTTAGGTTGTTCCTCAATGCGAACAGGTTCCCAACCTTCTCTCATTTTTGCAGAAAGATTGCGGGGATCAGCCTGGTTCAACGTTGCGACACGAATCCAGCGATAAGCAAACCCAGCCTCTTTGTCAGGCTCAGGGAGCAGTTCAGCAGGCATCCACTGTTGGGGACGCTCTGATACTGCACGGGTTTTTAACTCACGAGTTGCTCTTACTTCAGCCATTTTGGGCCTCCAATTTAGTTAGTTCACGGGCATACTGCTCTGGTGTTAATCCAAGTTTCTTAGCTAGTCCTACTTGCGTCTTGCTCAATCGAATCTTTTTGGGACTCGTTGTTCGTGCTACAGGCGCTACAACATTACCAGCCTTTGGAGTTGCTTTTTGTGGCTTCTCCTCTTGTTCAACATCTTCAAGCTCAAACTGTTCTGGGAATCTCTTGCGCATAGTTTTGTCTATTTGCGAGTAGTATTCATCAGATCCAGCTCTTACACCATTACGAACCAACTTCTCATGCAGGCCAAGTGCTAGACTCGTCATTTCTTCGTCTTGTCCGAACCATTCGTTGCTTTTTTGCCACGAAACGGCTTTGGAGTCAGGCGCATTGACTTGCGGTTGTTGTATTTGTACATCAACTTCTTCTTCATGTAAAGCGTTTTGATACTGAGGTTGATAGTTTTGTGCTTTGTCTGCTTTTAATTTAGCAGAAAGCATCCTATCTTGAGCTTCCATAAGCTTGTCTGAGTCCCCTGCCTCATAAGCAGCACGGTATTCAGCCTTAGCCATTTCCAACTCACGATCAGCAGCCTGTTTTACAGCGTCAACATAGACAGTTTCACCGCTAGAAAGGCGTTGTTTGAGGACTTTATTCTCATCAACCATCTTCTTAGCTAGGCGTAGCGCCTCTTGTTGCTCACGGTAAGCGGCTTCTTTCGCTCTACGTTCGTCATGCCAGACCTTTTTTAGCTGTTTAAAGCGTTCTTTGGTCTCGCCTTGATACTTTTCTAGTTCATCGCTCTCAAGAGCTTCAACTAATTCCTTTGGAGCAGGCTCTTTACCACGATCTGCTTCAGGAGTGTCGTCTTCAACTTCAATATCCCACTCAGAATCGGACTCAATCTCTACCTTAGCGGTAGCTTTTGCTTCTTTTTCGTCTGGGAATTCAAATTCTTCAAAATCTTGTGTATTTTCAGCCATTCTCAGCCCCTTTATGCACGTTTGATACCACGAGGATCTTCAACTACAGCCTCTACGGAATCATCGTTAATCATACGGAATTCACGACCATGAATTAACAGGCGTGTACCAGCGTTTGGACGAACAATCACGAAATCACCTTGTTTGCACCAAGGGCCTGTAGGGAATCGTGTTGGATCTTTGTAGCAATCCTCACCCATTTCAACTACAAACAGAACTGTTGCCAGCTTCTCTTCGTAATTCATGGTTTGATCTGCCTTAATAAGACCGCTTTCGTAGGTCTCTTCCACTTCTGGGATGGCGCATAGAATGCGATACCCTGATGGTTTAGGCAATTGCTTTGCTTTGTCTTCTGCTGATGCTTCGAATGTAAATTTTCCTACTACTTCTGGCTTATCGGGGTTTGTAGCGATAAGAATTCCAGCTTCACTCATTAGAGTTCTCCAGGTTTTTGTCAAGGTCTGATATGAATAAACGTGCGGTCAGCAGACCCTGAATCTCACCACACATCCTTTGGTACTCTGAGTGATCTTTGCACACCCCAGTACCGAGCGCCTCTTGTAGTCGCCCAACCTTCTCATCTATTTTTTGTGATAGATGATTCAGCATTTTGTCGATCATTCTTTACCTTTCGTCGGCTTCTCTGATCTAGCCATTTCCATACCCAGTTTGACAGCTTCCATCTCAGTTTTTGCTTGACGGTCTGCTTGGTCTTTTTGGGACTTAATAGCTGCTTGCATTCCCGCAATCTTTTCCTGGCTTTCAATGCGGGATTTTTCAATTTCAAGTTGGTCAGCTTTAGCCGCAGAATCTGCGATAAGCTTACGTTCCTTGATGTCAACTTCCTTAGCCTTCAACTGCATCTCTTGTTGTTGCAATTGGACTAATGGATCTTGTGCTTGTTGCTGAGCTTGCTGTTGTGCAATCTCTGCTTTGTTCATCTGCAGTAACTTAGCTGCTGCTGGAGCCGCAAGTCGTGCAATCTGAACTTCAACATCTTCTGGCAATTGCTCATCGCCATTTTCGTTTTCACTGTAAGGGATTGGAACGCCAATCATATCTTCCATTTGTTTACGATATTCGTAAGCAACGTGTTCAGCGATATGAGCTTGCATAGCAGCCATAACCTGTTGAGCCATTGGGTTTTGACCAATGATCTGAGCAATCTTCGGATCTTGCATGGCAGACATATGCACTTGGATATGCGCCTGATGATCTTGGTAGATAAATGCTTTCAGCGGTTTGCCTTTCAATGCCTGCATGTTTTCTGTGATTGGATCTGATGGACGCTGATCGTCTGGTAATGGAACCAGCTTAGCAGCATTCTTGATACCCAACACATCTAACATCTGACGATGCAACAATGGTAAGTTGTACAACTGTGGTGCTGACTGCGCTAACTGCAAGGCTGCCTGATACTGCACAACCTTTTGACTCATTGTAGCAGCATTAGGGTCAGAAACAGGGATAACCTCTACGCAGTCGTAGTCTGATTTCTTAGCACGGCGATTACCTTCAGATGGGTCATATGAATACTCTTCTGGAGTGTAGTCAGCAATAATCTTCTTGAGTAAGCGGAACTCTTGCTTCATTGAATAATGGATACGGGCTTGTACCGCAGACATTACTTTGAGCGTTCTTTCCAAGATAGCTAATGTAGTCCCAACTGGGGACTGGCTAGACATATCGGAAACCTTGAGATCTCCAGCAGAAGCGAAACGGCGACCTTCTTCAACGATGTTGTTGAGTAAGCTATACAGAACTTGTGATGGTTCTTTGTACGGCAACGGCATGATGTTGTCTTTCATCGTGCCAGATGGAACGTCTACATCTCGGAATTCGCCTGGTGCTATCGGGGTGTCGTCGCCTTTAACACGCAATCCACGGGTCTTAAAGCCACCCGGCAAGTTTGCAAGCGAGCCTGCGTCAACGAGTTGGCGGAGAATGGAAGTACCTGATTTAGCAAATGCACCGACCAAATGAATAAGACCAAAGCAATAGAAGCCGAAACCAGGGATATAACCGTAATGAACAAAGTGCTGACGTTTTTGGTGGTTTTTATCATCTTCTGCCCAATTGCGACGGATCGCTAAAATGGTATTGCTACCAGTTTCAATTGTGACTACATATGGAAGAGCGATACCTGTTGGCTCTCCATCTTCGTCTTCATGCTCGTAACCCTCTAAATCTAGGTCAACGTGCATTTCCAAAACTTTATATCGGTCATCTGAAGTAGCACGGAAGCCAAGCTTCTCAGCGATCTTCTTCTCAACTTCATCCAGAGTATTGTTAGGCGTACCTAAGTCAACATCACGGTAAAAGCCTGCAACTTGTAAACGGCGCATCTCATTTTCAGTCTTGCGCATTACATGGGTTACACGCTCTGCCGACTCAATAGATGAGGCTCCATAAGGGACAACGATATCTTCCGCTGGAATGTACATGGAGACTTGACGCTCCAATGATGGATCGTAGTACACCTTCTTAAATGCATTACCAGCAATACCCAAGCCCCAGAGCATACGCTCATGCTCAGGACGGTATTCAACCATCTCATCTGTAAGCTTGTAGTTCATGTCCGCTTGAACACGCTCTGATGCGTCTTTCTTTTCTTGCGTCTCTTTACCAATGATCTGTGTCTTGACTGGGCCAGCCGCTGGGAAAGTTTCCATGATTGTTTCTGATTGGAACTTTACTACCGCTTCTGATAACAGTGGGTGATATACACCGCAGGCGCCGGGCCATGGTTCTGTACGATCTTCAATCTTCATGCCCAAGAGTTCCAGACCATCTACATAAGTCTGAATCCAATCTTTACGGGAGGCAACGTCTGAATCATAGTCGCCGATCAAGTCGCCACATAATTCTGTGAGAACACCTTCACCGAGGTACTCTGCTAAGTTTGCATTAAATGTATCGCCAGTCTCTTCTTCTGGCTCTAAGGTTACTTCCAACCCATCCATACCAATAGTGACTGATTCTGGATCCTCAATCTCAATTTCAATGTCTGGCTCACCCACGCCTAACGAATCTAATCCCATTGGGGCTTGGTATAAACCTTTATCTATTGCCATAGTATTTCCTAGTAATACGCAACTTTGCGTCTAAATTCAATCGGATCATCTTGTTCATCGCTTGGCAAGCGCACAAACCCGCCTTTTCTAAAACGGATAAGACACATTGTACTTGAGTCCACCAAGTCATCGTGATCCGAATTAGGAAATGCTGCCATCTCTTCAATTACTTCCTCTGCCCATCTTTTCCTTGGCGCCCAGATCTTGCCAGATGCAAACAAATCTGTTACCGAGTTAACCCTCGTTATCTTATCATTACCACGGGTAGGTGTAAACTCCGAAACGGGTATACCCATTCTACGCAATTCAAACACCAATGGCGCTCCAGAAGCTTTTGCTTCCACGATAAACGAATCAGGCTCCCATTCCTTGTACATGCTCATAGCCCGTTCTTTTAACTCTGGGAACTCTAGGCGTTCTTTATAAGCATCCAATAGAATGATATTGGCGTCATCTTCATTCTCGTTAAGATAGAAAACTCCCCAAGTCGTGCAGGCACTGTAGTCGCTCCGCTCGTTTTTGGTAAAGGCGGTATCCCATCCTTGGATGATATATTCGCACATGGGCGGTCTCTCCCCGTCCCACATCTTCCACCACTCCCGCTTGACCAGCGCACCCTCTTCACTCGTAGGTTGTTGCTGATACTGTGCATTCCACTTGGATACTGGCAACTCTTCCTTCAGAGCTGAGAGTTCCTCTAGGCTCCAGAACTGCGGCCATAGGGGTTTGCCGGATGGCAAAATTGCTGGGAAATTGATTACTTCCCACTCGTCCCCGTCTCTTTCAACTGCGGACTGTAGGATCTTGCCTGTTAGATCTCGCTTGCTCCATCGAGTCATAATCACGACAATTGCACCGCCTGGCTGTAAACGCTGGCGTGGGCCAGATGTATACCATTCGTATACCTTGTCAAAGACAGACGGATCCATAGAGGCTAAGGCTGCTTCTTGCTCCGAGTGAGGATCGTCAATAATGAGCAAATCCGCACCTTTACCAGTAACAGTACCGCCCACACCAATAGCAAAATACTCGCCATTACCATTCGTACTCCACCGTCCCGCTGCCTTTGAGTCACTTCTGAGAGCAACATTTGGGAAAATTTTCGCATAAGCTTCACTATCTACTAAGTTACGAACCTTACGACCAAAGCCTACGGCTAGTTCGGCGGTGTTCGATGTTTGAATAATCTTTTTTCCAGGGAATTGTCCTAGGAACCAAGAAGGTAAGAGGTATGAACCAAACTCCGACTTCGTGTGTCGTGGTGGCATATTGATGATAAGTCGCTTGAGTTCCCCCTTGGCGATCCTCTCAAAAGCCTTAGCCATGACCTTGTGGTGTGCGCCCCCTACGAACCCGGGCCACATCTCTTTTACATAAGCCATGAAGTCAGTCTGAGCCTTTTCCCGCTTTAGCGAATTGATATACTCATCCGCCATCTCAAAGAAGGACTCTTGCTCGTTAATCGGCAAACCTTTTACGATTGACTCAATATCCAATGTCTCTTACCCTAAAGTTAACTGGTCTAATACTTCTAGCCTTCCTTGGAACCCTCTTGCAAACTCCCAATACGCAGAGTTGATTCATTATCCTGGCGACGTTCCCCCGCCCCTTGTCCCCTGTTATGGACATAATATTGTCTATTGACGGAGCAAAGCCGTATTTCTTCCACCAAGAATCAATGACCATATACACTTGTGATTGGCGCTCAGTCATCTAAGAACTCCACGCTCAACACATATCTCGTTTTGCTTAAATTCAATACCATATGTGGCTTCGTTACATTCAATAAGAAATAGGTGTGGGGCTTGTAAACCAATTCCTCCACCTTAAAGTTAGGGCTATCTACTTCTCCAAATACAGTATGGCTACCGCCATGCTCCAGAAGTAAGTTAATGGACACTTTGCGGTCATCATCGGTATGCCAGTTGTAACAGGTGTACGGCTCCATCTTTAGGATCCCCGCCCGCCAATTCCTATCCTTTAACTTCTGAAACATCTCTTCACTCTGTAATAGCTCATATGGGACTAGCTTAGCTTCAAAGTTATAGTAAGGCACATACCCAGCCGGGTCGTATGCCAAATCCAATAGCTTGGTTACTACACCACACACATATGGCAATTCTCTAAAGTTCATAGCAAAAACAATAATAGATATATCACAAAGAATACTGCAAACATTAGCATGAACTCGCCCAAGGTCATTTGCCCACCTTAGAGTCATGTATGAGCCACAGAGCCATAATCAACTCTCTAATCTCTTCTGGAGACATATGCTCCGCTGCTTGTAATAATGCGTCCATAATTTTTATATACCCCCTACCCTTTTTCAATCCAAACTGTTGACGGGGGGTTTTCTATGTCCCCGGTAATATTACCAATCTCAGATTTTTGTACCCCCTCCCCCTCTTCATCTCGAAAAGATGTGGGGCTATGTGTGCGATCGCTAACTTTAGGTGATAGATTGTGTGGAATACTATGCATATAGTTGGCCGTACCATCGATCAGATCTTGGGGGTCGGTACCAGGTGGGTCTGCGCTATCGAGAATTTCACTCGGCTGGTCGTCGCTGGTAATATTACCACCCGAAATCTCACGCATTAGCTCATCTGCGTCGCTACTATCCTCGTTGATCGTGCGTAGGTTGTCGCTGATGGCTTGCTTTAGTTGCGCCATGAGATCCGCTCTCGCCGTGTCACTATCCCGAATTGTTTTGATCTCCTTGCGCTCTACGAATGCGTCCACGCCTGCGACTGTGCCGAGCGCCTTCAGAGCGGTAAGGCGTGACGCTGGGGGATTGTCTTCATTCAATGCCTCTTTTGTGAGCTGAGAAACCACTAGCGCCCTCAATTGAGCAGTGGAATGCGCTTTATTGAACTCTATCGCCTCCTGTATAGCCTTGATCTCCAGCGCTATTCCATCGTGAGCTTTTAGCTTGCTCGCATTGTTGCCTACACTCTTGGGCTTGCCCTTACTGTTATAGGCTTTTCGGTACGCATCCGCTCCCGTTGCGCCTAGTGCTACTTCCTTGGCGAATGCCTTTTGCTTACTGGTGAGCGAGGTTGATCGCTGACCTAGTAATAGGATGTCAATCGGTTGCTGATCTAGTCCCTCTGCGATCTGTTTTCGTGTGAGCTTACTTGGCATAGTTATGGGTACAAAATGAGTATTTGGTAATATTACCACAAACACTGTATATAAACACAGTACCAGGACGATGCTACAAGGCGATGAACGAGAACGAGACGAACAAAGGGACACAAAGAAAGCTGTCTTACTCTCTCCTAGAGTCTTACTATCTCCTATAAGAGAAGTATTCAAACCATCCAAGAGGAACGAATGAGCGGGCGAATATCTCAGCACAAATATATTTTGGGAATGCCCTAAGATTTTGGGAAGTGGATCGTCTTACATCTAGGACGATGCAAATATATTTTGGGTTATGCCCTGACAATTT